CGGGCAAGCGGCGTTGGTCCGGGGAGCGGTAACCGGGTTCGTAGCGGCGGCGGGCAGCTTCGGTGCGCAGACGCAATTCGCGCAGGCCAGTCTTGATCGCCATACCGGTGGCTTCACCGGTTGTGGCCATGGTGTTACCGATCTGAGCTACGCGGCGGACTTCCTCGCGGGCGGTCTGGGCAATGGCGCCCTCGGCCTTGCGCACCGCGGCTGAGGTGTTGGCCCGCATGCGCTGAGTCTTGGATTGGCGCGGAGGTGCGGGTTTCAGAAGGGCTCTAGGTGTTAGCCCGGGAAGAAGTGGAGGTCCCGAGGATGCAGCTCCAGTAGATGGAGAGTTACCTCGGCGGGTGAGGGCATAGGCGCCAACTCCGAGAGCAGCGACACCGAGTCCGGCGGCGATGGCTTTGCCGGTAGGGAAAGAACCCTTTTGACGGCAGGTTTTGCTCGCTGCGATGTGGCTTTGGCCGCAGGGGCGGCCCTGGGCATCGAGGCGGAGATTGGCGGGAGTTAAGGCCACGGCTCAGATCGAGAGTTGGTCGAGCTCGGGGGTGAAGCCGGCGGCGTAGACGGAGTCACGGCGACCACTGAGGGGGCGGTCGTATGCGGAAGAGGCCCAACCAGTGCCGCTGGGTGTGGAGCGCATACCAGAGGTGCGCATGCGAGTGCCCTGGTAGGCACGACGCACGCTCCTACGAACACCGGCTACACCTCCAGCACGCTGGAATCCTGCAAATGCCCCGATTGCGGCTTCTTGGCCTACGCCAATAGCGGCGTTGCGGCCGGCACTCTTGAGGAATTCTTTGGAGAGTTCCTTTTTGCCCATGCGAGAGGCTTTGCTCGCTGCCGCTACTTGAATCGCAGAAGCGCCGAGCTGCATGTTGCGGTAACCGCGGCTCGCTTCGCCGAGGTTGCCCCTCATCGCACCTTCAAAGGTCTGCATTAAACCGAAACCGACAGCAGCACCACCACCAAAGCGCGCTGCAAGTTCGCCGGTGGCTTTGATTTTGTTGCCAAGGCCCTTGGTGCTGCCCTTCGCTTTATTGAAACGGTTTGCTGCGACGGGATCGCGCATCAATGTGCGGAACTCTTGCTTTGCTGCAGCTTGGGGATCAACCTTCTGCGCAGTGCCCTTGGTGCATTTTTCGCCTTCGGAGATGGCGCCGTTGCCACATTTGAGATCAAGGCGCTCAGCGGCGTCGAGGCGGGCGCGGATGTAGGTGCGGCTGCGGTTTTGGATGCCGAGCTCGCAGGCGGTCAGGTACTCCTGAGGGGTTAGGGAGTCCATTTTCTTCATGTAGCCGCCGTCCTTCATGGACTTGCCGCAGCTCCCATCGCACTTGCCTTTGCGGCCCTTGGACATGCAGCCACACTCGGCATCCATGGGCTTCTTGCCGTACATGCCGTCTTCAGCCGGCTTGGTGTTCCTGGCACCCTTGGCGCTGCGCTTACGGGAGTGGGTCTTGGCGCCGTCCATCTCTTCGGTGCCCATCTCCTTCTCTTCTTCGCCCTCGCGGAGACCCTTCTCGTAGGCGGCGGACTTCTTAGAGGGGGTAGCCATGGCTGGAGGGCGCGTCCGCCCGGTTCCTGATAGGGACAGTCTATGGATGTGTCCGAAAAGGGAATGGACGCGTCCTATGTGACAGGAACAGGGGCGAGTTGCTCGAAGACGGCGGCGCGGTTGAGGTTGACGAGCTCGGGGGAGAGTCGGGCGACGGCGGCGCTCACTTCTTTGGTGTGGCGCTCACGTTGTCCTGCGTAGTCGGCGTCGATCGCAGCGAGATCGGCGTCCCACGGGGCGAGGTAGCAGCGGCACCGTGGGTGACATGGCGCTTTGATCTCGGCGCGTTTGTAGATCTGACCAGCGCGTGGACTGCACACATCGCAGGACCGATCATCGGCTGTGGCGTACCACATACAAAGGTCGATGCCTTGTGTGGCGTAGTACGTGTTGGAGGCGTCGTTGTAGGCCCGCAGCGACTCCGTGCGGACGATGGCTTCGGCGCGGGCTTTGACAACACCGAGGCGGGAGCGCATGTCCTGAATCATCGATGAAGTCGGGCGGCCTTCGGCGACACCCTGAGCGACGATCTCGGCTGAGGTGGTGGCGAAGCGTTCGCCATGCTTGCGTAGGTAGCCCTTGGCTTGTGCCGCAGCGGCAGCGGTGGCTTCGAGGGGGATCGAAACGTCGATGCGAGGACGGCCGGGACGCATCTGCTCAGTGAGGTTGGATGCGACCTCGATCCCACGGGTGCCGGCCTCTCCGACGAGGTTGCGCAGCAGCGTGTCGTAGGCGTCGATTCGATCCGGACGGAACCCCGGGACGAGGTTCCGGAACTCCTGTAGCAGGGCGAGGTTGCGTTGGGCGGGATCGACGTAGCCCGCACGCATGTGGACCCGAGCGCGGCGCACCAGGCGGTTGAAGCTTTGGTCGAGGACGCGGTTCAGCAGGCGCAGCGTGCCGTCCTCGGTGGTGCGGAGCAGCAGGTTGTAGCGCTCAACGACGTCCACGGTCCATCTCCACCATGGAGCGCTGGATCAGGAGGTAATCCGCCATGGCTTGTGCCCGCACCGCGGGGCCGTAGGTCTTGATGCGAGACCAAAGCTCGTCAGGGCTGATCAAGCCACCGGTAGCGCGCTCAGCATCAAGACGGGAACCCTCGAAGTACTGGGCGTACTGCTTGGCGAGGTCTTTGCCCGCCGGAGAGCTGAATTCGCGTTGGCCTTGGAGGAAGGTGACGAACTCGGTTGCGTTGTAGCTACGACCTTGGGCGCGCCCTTGGTAGATGGCTTCGCGCCCTTCTCGGCGTTGTCCGCGAGAGACGCCGACGTCGACCACGGCGCGGGTGGCGCGACGGAAACGCTGGAGCTGTTCGGACTCGGGGACGCCGTAAGCGATGCCATTGGCAAGGGCTTCGCAGTTGTCCTTAGTCAAGGAGAACTTGTAGTCAGTGCCGGCTATGCGGATGGCGCGCTTGACGACTTCTTCGTTGGTGAAGGGAGTACCTGTTGTGGCTTTGAATTTGGGATCAGGGGCCTTCACCAGGGGCGTCATGAGGGCCTGCGAGGTCTTGACGCCGGGCTTGGTGGCGCCGATCTCGGCAACGTCGGTCCAGCTAAAGCGCGACTTGTTCGTGTTGGCGATGACGGCTCGGACTTTGCCGTCCTTCCCTTCTCCTAGGTAGATGCCGAAGTGCGCGGCGGGGTCTTTCTCGTTACGGAAGTAGACCACGTCGCCCGGCTTGAGGCCGGATTTTTTGGTGTAGTAGTAGCCCATGGCTTCGCTGGCACTTTTGGTGCCGGCTTCTTGCTTCATGGACTTGACGAGGTCTTTGATGCCCGGGCTCGGAGCCAGGGGGGACTTCGTCGGATCGCTAAGGGTCTTGAGGTTGTATGCGACGCTCCCGGCCACTGCGATGGCGACTACGCCGCCAGCGACAGCAGCAATGGTTGCGGCCTTGCGTTTTTGATCACTCTCGGGAGCCGAGGCGGCTTTGCCCTTCCTACACTCATGCGCCTTCGGGATGTGGGAGGCGCCGCAGGGCTTTCCCAGGCGGCCGCCCTCCTTGAAGTCGGCGCGGGCGGCGAGGTAAACGCGAACACGGACTGGAATGTCCTGCTCGGCGGAGTCGCCACGCTGTCGCTTGATCTGTTTACGGGCCGCCTGCAACGTCATTCCAGGGTTCTCACGCATGAGCTGGTAAACCGCTTCGCCTTCGGACATGGGCCGACTGCGAGGGCGCGACAAAGGATTGCTGGGCACGGCGAGATTGAAACCCTCGCGTTCCAGAATCTGGAATGCTTCGGAACGACCGACGGGGCGCCCTGCGATCTCGGAAGCTGCAGCCGTAGCCAAACGATCGGTGACCGTGTAAGCGCGGCGGGGACCGGTACGCACGGACTGGGCGTGATAGTCGAGTAACGCGAGCTCAGCGTGAGCGGGACCTCGGACTTGTTTGCCTGTCTGGGTAGTACTGATGTCCATCAGAAACTGCGCGCGCGCCTCTCGCCCACCGGCCAGACTTTGTGAGACCCCGATCCGACGTTGTGCTGCAGTTAGCTTGCTTGTAGATGTTGCTGAGCTGATGACCTCGGCTTGGCTGTTGTAGTACTTGCCAAAACCTTTGTACGTGTCGCGGTAAAGCTGGTCAGCAATGCCTTTTGGGGATCGAGTGAGTGTGTCCTCAAGGTGCTCGGTCAGTGCTTTGCGCACCTTGTCGTTCCCCTGGCGGGCGGGGTAGGACGAACTAACGAGGCCCTTGATGAAGTCTCGACGATCGGTGCCTTCAAGTGAACGTGACTGTCCATTGACCTTAACTTTGAAACCCTGTTGCTGAGCCAAGTCGTATAGATCTGACTTGTAAGAAGTGAGTTGACGTTCAATGGCATCCTTTATTGACTTCGACGTCAATACATCATCGCCTTGGAGTTTGAACTGACGTGCAAGGAACTCATCTGTGGCAGGGCGTGCAAAGATGTTGATTTCTTGGCCGTTGTACTTTGATGTCTGAGTGAAGAACGCGGATTGATGGGCCCGATCCCAATCTTCAAAGGGCGTGTTAGCCCCGGCATTCTCGGAGTTGACCTTGTCTAAAGCTGCGACTAGGCGTGCGCGATCTCCTTCGAGCGCAGCAGCCGCCTTGGTTTTGGATAGCTGCTCCGTCAACACAGCCGAAACAGGGTTGGCGTTGCGGGCTACGGCTTCTTGAATGCCGGCTTGGACGTTTCCCCTTGTTCTGGCACGGTTTGCTCCGATTATTGGCGTGGCATCCAGAATCTTGCTGAGGCCAAGTCGAACGGAATTATTGATGTTTGCTCCAGCACCATCTCTATAGCCGAACGTATTGCTCTTCATCAGGATCGCGTGGACCCCGAGGCCGCCGGTGACGACGGCTAGGCCGATACCGATGGCACGAGTGCGCTCTTCGAGCTTCTTCTGGAGCTCTTTCTTTTGCTGGATGTTTCCGGGGGTGACTTTGACAGCACCGCGGATGATGGCGCGTTTGCCACCTTCGACTTCAGAGAAATTGCCTTTGACCACGCCTCGGGTGATTCGACCGAAGCCGCGTTGGATGTTGGCGAGGCCACCGAGGGGATCGGTCTTGACGGCGCGCAGATGCGGATCAGTGCCTTGGCCCTTGAGGCGGCAGTCCCAACTCGGGGGAATACAACGATTGCCGCAGCGGACGTTGGGTGGGTTGCACTGGACGTTGCGTGTGGTCTTGCGGGCATCGAGGCGGGCCCTGGCGGCGAGATAAGCCGCGGTCCGGAAGCCTTCGGGAGTGGTGTTGTTCATCAGTACTGCTCCCAACCGGCGCGGAGGGCTTCGAGTTCACCCTCGGGGACAGGGGAGAGCCCTGCCACATTCTGTCGAGGGAAGAGGGCGACCAGTCCCTGTTTGGCTGCGCGCATTGATGCGAAGCCGGTGACGTAGGGGCCGTCGACCAAGACACCGTCGGCACCGTCAAACCGCGCTCGGTAGAGCTTGTATGCCTTGGTGCGGTGAGGACCGAAAACCATCAAGGGTGCAGCCGCACTGGAGTCGGTGCGTTGGCCATCGGGACCCACGAGGTGACCAGCTCGCACTCCGCCCTCGGTGTGGGTGACGCGAATGCGCAAGCCCTGAGCTTCGTAGAGGTCGAAGGTGTCGGTACGCGGGGGCGTGTCGGGTTGCGGGGCTTCGCCTTGGGCCGGAGGTTGTTCTTGCTCTGGTGGGTTCTGCAGCGCCTGGGCCTGCGCCTCGTAGCTCATCATTGAGCTCTGGAACGAGGCGTCAGCTTGAGCAGCCAGCTGCTCGGTGACAACATCATTCAGCGTGGTGTCGATGCTGTACTCGGTGCCGCCGAAGCGGGCTTCGCGTACTTCGAGGGCGTTGAGAACGCCGAGGTTGATGTACTGGGCGTCGATCTGCGCTACTTGGAGACGTAAGGCGGCGCGCTCGGTGTCGGTCTCGGTGAAAACGCTGGGGAATTCGACGGCCCAGCTCTGTGGGGCGCGGCCGCGGGTTGGTCCTTCGCGCGAGACGAGGATGTACTGGAAGACCTCGGTGATCGCGGTGCGGAGGTAGACCTCCTGCCATTGCTCGACCAAAGAGGCCCAGACGCGCTCTTCGAAGCGCCCTTCTTTGCCGAGGCCGCCGGGGCTGTCGCCCATCAGGATTGAAGCCGGCCACCCTGTGGCGGCTTGGAGGTCCTTGACGAAGGGGTCGGTCGCTGAGGCGATGTTGCTCAGGGCGCGGTTGAGGAACTGCAGGTCCTCTTCGACGTCGACGACCATGCCGCCGTAGACGCTGCGGCTGAGGTTGTTGGCTTCAAGGCGCTTGCGTAGGTCGGCCTCGTTGCCGGAGGCGACGCGGTTGAAGAGGCCGGGGATCTTGTGGACGAAGAGGTCGGAATCGGTGGTCATCGACTCCAGGCCCGACATGGCGCTCTCGTAGCGCTTGAACGACTCCCAGATCAGTTGCAGAACGGATTGGCCCCAACCGGTGTTTCGGACGCGGACGTTCCAGGGCAGGTAGAGACCGTCG